CTCAAGGCTTTTACCCTTGACCCATTCTGTGAGAAGAGAACTTGATGCAATTGCGGATCCGCATCCAAAAGTTTTGAATTTAGCGTCTTCAATGATTCCGTCGGGCGAAACCTTGATTTGCAATTGCATGACATCTCCGCAAGCCGGAGCGCCAACCAAACCTGTTCCCACGGTTTCATCCGTTGCATCAAGCTTTCCAACGTTTCTTGGGTTATCATAATGGTCTAATACTTCCTTAGAGTATGCCATTTAGAATCCAGCTGGACATACTGATGCGTCGTCAGATGCATCAAACTTCTCGTCACCACAACCATAAGTACGGTCGTTGTTCGTGTCACAAGCACGTTCCCATGCCTGATCAGCAAACGAGTAACCAAACTCGTAAGGCACGTGTGCTTTACACCACTCGTGCGAACCAACAGGGTTGGGGTTAGGAGTTGGTTCTGGTCGATCTACTTTCTCAGTAGGCCAAATTTTCTTGAATTGAACCGACTTAGAATAAGGATGATAAGACCACAGATTAGGTTGAGTAGAAACAAAAACATATTCATTGTCCGCGACAGTGTACACATCTCCGTTATCATACGTAATGGTGTGGGCGGTAGCCAATGATGTAAAGGCCACAAGTAGCAACATTAAGTATTTCATAACTAGTCCTCTAGTATTTGCATTAATTTAAGTTTAAAGGCATTGATCTTAGTGACACGATCAGTACCTGGCCATAATATATATTCTTTCTCAGGTTCTTTACTGAGATTAGTCAATAGTGGTTGCACAGCAGCATATATGGTCTGTGCTTTTTGTCTCCATTGTTCCGCTTGTGCTTGCCATGCTTCTACTTCGCTGGCAGTGCTAGTCAATTCTGTTCTTACTTGCTGTACAGCATCGAGTTGATCTGCATCGACCAAACTAAAACCAAAATCAAAATCTTCTAAATTGATTGCAGGTTTATCTGTATCCATGAAGTAAACTCCCGTAATTTTCTTTTATCCAACCTTCGTTTCTTGTTCCAAATGAAACAGTAGTATATCTCATACCACTTTTTAAAATTTTTACTCCGTGTTGATTTTCCATTCCAGCGGTGTGTGCACAAAGACTACGCGCTTTCGGTTTAACTATTCCATTATTAGGATCAGCATAAAATAATTCACCGCCTTCAAAATCATCGTTTAGATATATTACGAATCCATAGTCTCTATGTGGTGAATAATTTGCTGTTCCATCTGGTTCACAATTATCTGCATGAGGTGGATCAATAGAATCACCAGGAAACCATCTGGTAAATTGTGGTGCTTCTAATTGACAGTGACCATCAAAAGATCTGATCCAATCTTCGACTCTACCCCATACATTCACTTTTGTCCAATATGCATTTTGGTATTCTTCATCAAAGAATTGACCATCTTCATCGTGCATTTGAAATAAGTAAATATTTCTCAGATTCCATCGTTCGTCATTATTTTCCCACCAACGATCGGTCTTTTGAGAAAATTCTAATAAAATTTTACATTCTTCTTCGGTAATAAAATTTTCAATTTCAAGTGGAAAATTCATGCAAAGAAATCCTCAAGTGTTGCAACTTTCTCAGACTTCCAACCGATAGCATGTAAGATGATTTCGATTGGATCGAGATAGCCTTTGACAAATTGTGTATCATAGTCAATATAATTTTCTAGGCCAAATTCGGGTGGTAATACATCAGGACATGAGATCACAGTATCTCTGAATGGATTCGGTTTGACCAAGTAACTGAACTTGATCTTCTCACCGCTTTTGACTTCCTCGTATTTTTTAGTTAGGTTATATTTATGCAAATAGTGGTTGTATATCAGACCACCTTTGACCTGAATCGGTGAAGCCTTTTTGTAAATAGTATCCTTATCGGCGTACGTACCAGGAAATCGTTGACCAGTTTTGTGGTTAGTTTCCCACTTGACAAAGTTAACACTACGAGGGAATGCAACCTCTTCGAAGCTGAGTGTTCTAAATTCTTTACGAATGTCTGCGATGTATTTCTGCACAGTGGCTTCGTCTGTAGACATGATGAGTTCGAGTGTTTTCTTAATGTACTCGCGACATACCGCAGGAGTTGACGATCGAATGGCTTCGATGCCCATCATCTTGAGATCAGGCTCGTCGTAACGTACACCTTCGGAGTCATACACATTCATGATGTATCGCTTCTTGGCCGTCCAGATGGCCTTGTCAGCGATGTTCTCACGTTTCATGATCATCTTCTGTGCATATGCATTCGTGTAGTCGGCAAGTTCTTGATACGATCGATCGATGAATGTTTCGACTTGTTGCTTTGCAACCTTGTCAAGGAATTCTACAGGATCTTTTGGTTTAGTCATCTCGACCATCTTGTCGAATGAGACATACACCGAATCGGTATCGATTGCGACTACGTAGTCACGACCTTTTGTCTCGAGTATCTTGTTCATCCATACATTGAGTTTCTTCTCGATCCATCGAATAGACAACTGACCAGCCATGGTGATGGCCTCGGCATTCTCGTTGTCGAACCATCGGAAGTATTTGTTGGCGAGTGCACCATAAGCTGCGTTCAGCTGAATCTTTTTGGCGTGTTGTAGGTTATGGTATCGACTGATGTCAATCTGTAGTTCACGTGATGGATTCTTCTGATTGGCCAACTTCGCTTCGAACATCTTCTTCTTGTACAACACACGATCATCGTACATCTTGGCCATGAGAGTAGGCAAGAAGCCTTGATAATCCTTACGGTATATCTTACCGTTCGGTGTCATGGTCACATTGTAATGTTTCAGCGCAGTCAGGTCGAGTTCTTCGTTGAGTACCGTATCAACACTCGCATCCTTCGTGATAGTGAACAGGTCATCTGTCTTGCTGATCACAGTGTCAGGCGAGATGTTGTATTGCTGAATGAGGTGTGGATACAGAGAGTTGAGGTCGAATGACATTACCCACTTGTGCATGCCAACGATAGGTTCTTTGACGTAACCACCTTCGATCATACGATCGGACTTAGGTGGACGTTTCATCGATACGACCTTGTTCTGATCCATCAGATAGTTGTGGATGATCACATCCCAGATACCAACAGTGGCGAGAGTGTCGTTGTAATTGACCTTTGCATCATAAGCAATCGCATAGATCTGTTCGATGAAGCCGAGTTTTTCTTCTAAGTCGAAGATGAGGTCTGTGTCACGAATGTTGTATTCGATAAACTTTTGGAAGTTGTTCTTGTACAACTCGTGCAAGTTACCGTACTCGCTGTAGTCCAACTTCTTGGTACCGAGTTCTGTCTCGGCAATGAAGTCGAGTTTGTACGATTCGCGAGGTTGTAGTCGAAACTTCTTGTAGATGGCGAGATAGTCGAGGCTTGACACACCGAAGATTTGGAATGTCTGTGATTGCTTGTCACTGCCTTGACGGAACACACGCTTTTCTTTGATGATACCCCACGGTGAGAGACGTTGTGCCATCTCTTCGCTGTGGATTTTAGTGATACGATTGACGAGGTACGGAATATCGAAGAACTCTGTGTTCCAACCAGTGATAACATCTGGATCCATGTTTTGCCACACATCGAGAAACTTATGTAGCAAATGATATTCGTGCTTGCACTTGATGTAGTACACATTCTTGTCGTTTGACTTGAAGTCACCACAACCGAGTACGACTGTCATATTACGACGACGAAGAGCGATAGCTGTGATTTCTTTGTCAGAGTCTTCAGGTTCGGGGAAACCATCGTCTGATGCCACCTCGATGTCGATGTTGACTACATTGATCTTGCTCGTGTCAACTTCTTGGTTTCGAAAGGTGTCGTATATAAATACATAAGGATAACGATCGAGGCCGTAGACATTGAATCCTTCGACCTCCTCGTATCTCTTGATGTAATCACGTGCATGTCTGATGTTATCGAACATCTTCTTCTGCACATGGTTACCGTGAATGTCTGTGTAACCAGTCTCTACGTTAGATGGAACAAAGAGGTAGGGTTCATATACGAACCGACGCTGCATTCGCGAGCCATCCTCGTTGAAACCACGAACATACAGATAGTTACCGTACTGAGAAACATTGGTGTAAAAGTCTGTCATCATGTAAACCATTCTACCACAAAATATAGGAAAAGTAAATGAACCGTGAAGCTGTCTACGAACAACTTAAGATCGACGAAGGAGTCGAATATGTCATCTACAACGATCACCTCGGTTACCCCACGTTTGGAGTTGGTCACCTTGTCCTCGAGAGTGACCCGGAATCCGGTCAACCAACCGGAACTCCAGTTACGGAGCAAAGAGTTAAGGAGTGTTTCGAAGCAGACCTTGACCTTGCCATTGGAGAATGTGACGCTCTATACGGCAGAGGGAACTTTAACGACCTACCAGACGAAGTCCAGCAGATCTTGGTTAATATGATGTTCAACATGGGTCG